GAATTAGCTTGTTCTAAAATTCCTGAAGGTATTAAATATGCACAATACGAATTAGCTAGAGCATTGGCAAACGATACTGATGCTATTACTGGTACTACTGGTAAAGATGGTAATTTTGAAGAAGTAAAATTAGGAGATATTCAAGTAAAATACAATACTGCAAGTCAGGGAACTGGTTCTATAAATAATATTCTTGATGTCTATCCTTGGTTACAAAGTTATCTTGGAGCATATATGCTTGGCGGTGCTGGAAGTTTCCAACTTAGGGTGGTTAGAGGATAATGGCAGGACAGTTAGACTCAGCATTTAAGCAGATTGCAAAACAGGTTGTAGCTGATTTAGGAGATTCTTTTGATTCTTCTATTGTTTATACAAGAAAAGCATCGGGAAGTTATAACACAAGTACAGGTGTTTATTCTACAAGTGATACGACTTACAGCATTAAAGCTCCTGTTGAGTTTGTTATTTCTACTGAAGATGATGGCAGAGAGAGAAGAGAGGCAAAAGTTTATATAACACCTGATTTGATAGGAGATAATCAACCTAATTTTCAAGATGAAGTTACATTAACTTATGCTGGATCTACAAGAGTAGGACAGATAGTTAATATAGATACAAGACAGGGTGGACAAACTTATCTGTTTACTTTATTAGTGAGGTTCTGATGGCTTCAACACGAAATATTGATAAAATTATTCCAGATTTAGAAGGAAATTTAGAGAGAGATCTAAATAAATTAGTTAAAGCTGTTATTGCTGATTTGTCCACAGAGGAAAATAGTCCTGTTGATACTGGTTTTTTTGCTTCTAGTTGGACAGCTGGAACTCAAAGACCTAGACCTGATGAGGCTAGAGAATCAGTTGCTCCTTGGAGTAATATCAAACCAACAAGAAGAGGTCAAAGATCTCCTCAAGCAAAAATTGAACCGAGATTTATTAATTCAATACCAAATTTTCAACCTTTTTCTAAAATATTTATTGGTAATAGATCACAATATGCAGCTAGAGCTTTAGCTTCTCCAAGAAGTAAAATACCTCAATATGTTCAAGGTGATTTAAGAAATCTAATAAATCAAATGTTTACAGATAAACCAAAACTCGGTATTGCTGCCTTTGGTACTGGTGTTAGAGGTAAATCTAAAAATGTTAGATTTACAGGGGGTGGTATTGGTACATTTAGCGATCCTAGTTCTGTATTTGTTGATTACGAAACTCCATGACTTTAGTTAACACACGAGCAGCTTTTGAAAAAGCAGTGACAGATGCAGTTGCAGCAGTAGATGCTACTGTTGAAATGGTTTATGACAATATGGTTTATAAAACACCAGGAAAAACTAAAAAATATATTCTTATGTCTGTTGATTTTGCACAGGCAACAACACAAACTCAAGGTGCATCACAAGATTTTTATTCTGGTGTTATTCAATGTAATATTTATGTTCCAAGAGGAAAAGGTACTGCAACTTTATCTGCATTAGGAGAAGCTGTTATTGATGGGCTTACTTCTGTTAATGCTTCAAACTATACAGATACTTTTAGTTGTACTCCAAGAGTTCTTGATGTTGTCGGCCCTGCTCCTATTGAATTAGATGATTCTTCACATTTTCTTGGCTTAATATCTTGCCAATTTACCGCAAACACTTAGTATACTAAAGTAAGTATACTAATTTTATGACTAGAGCAGTTGACCTTTTAAAAAACAAGTTTGGGATCTCTCAACTTTACAGACATGATGTAAAAAAAGAAGATGAAGTTATTTTTTCTGTTTATTGGCATCCTTTAACTATTGCTGAAAGAGAATCTATAATAAAAAAAAGTGGAACTGAAGATAACAATGATTATGCTTTACAGATGATGATAGAAAAAGCATTGGATAAAGATGGTGTAAGACTTTTTCAAGATGGAGATAAGGCATCTTTGAGGAGAGAAGTTGAAGCATCAATTCTTGAAGAGATACAATTGGCAATGGTTAATTCTGGTGCTGATAAGGAGGTAAAAGAGGCTAAAGCCGATTTGAAAAGCTAACAAAGATTGGCAGTTTTTATTTTCTTTAGCAAAGACATTACATAAAACTGTAGCTGAGTTATGTGAAACTTTAACTATTGAAGAGATGATAGGTTGGGCTGCTTATAACGAGATTGAAAATGAAGAATATAAAAAACAACAAGAACAAGCACAGAAAGCTAGTGCTTTACGAGGCAAAAGAAGGTAATATAGAGAAAATGTTTTAATTTTATAGCAAGTGGCTAATTATAACGTAGATATTGCTGTTGTTATAAAGGGTAATGAAAAATTAACTGCATTTAGTAAACAAACAGATGCACTCGGATTAAAAATAAAACAATTAAATGATTTTTTAAAAAACTTTCAAGCAAATGGAGATGGTTTAGTAAAAAGTTTAAATTCTTTAAATAGTGTTTTAGCTGAAACAAAAAAGAATTTTAATGCTGTTGCATCTGGTACGAAAGAAGAAATAACAGCAGCTAGACAATTAGTTACTGCTGAAAAATCATTAAATAATGAATTACAAAGAAAAAATGGATTATTAGAAAAAATTAGAGGTAATCAAATGTCTGCTATTGATAAGTCAATAGCTAGAAACAAAAGAAAAAGACCAAAAAGAGATCCTAGAAGTGGATTTAGAGATTTTTCTGAAGCAGCAGATGATTTTCGTTTTCAAGGTCAAAGTTCTTTATTACCTCCAAGATCGCCATTACCACCAAGATCTTCATTAGATCCAGGTCAAAGTTTATTTGGTCAAAGTGTAGGAGGTGCATCTGATAGAGCAAGACAAATACTTCGTGAAGAACAAGCTTTACAGGAAGCATTAGCAAGAATGAGTCAAAGGTTTACTGGTGCTGGAAATATCACACCTATGGAGTTGACAGGTCAAAGTGTAAATATTGAAAATAGATTAAAACAAGCTTTAGCAAAACAAACTGCAAATAGAAAAAAAGCTGAATTAGAAATAATAAAAATAAGAGAAACTGCTGATAAAAAAAGAGAAGCAAATCGAAAAAGAAGAGATCAAGCAAGAATAAGAACAGAACAATTAATTGCTCAAGATCGAATAAACCAAAGAGGTCGTATTGCTCCAAATGTTCCGACTATAGGTTCTTTAGCAGGTGAATTTAATTTAAGAAGTCAGTTTGCAGAGGGAGGTGCGTTTGCTGCTACAAGAGGGCAAAGATTTAGAGGTGCTGCTAGTAATGCTCTTATTGGTGGTGGTTTTCCCTTCTTATTTGGTCAAGGTGCTATAGGTGCTATAGGTGGAGGTCTCGGTGGTGCTGCTGGTGGTGCTTTAGGTGGAGGTTTTGGTTTTGGTTTATCTATAGCTGGTACTGCAATAGCTCAACAGATACAACAGACTCTTGATTTTAGAAAATCTATTAGAGAGCTAAATAAAGAAATGCAACAAATGGGTATAAGCTCAAATATTAGTGGGTCATCAGTTAGAAATTTAGGAAAGGCTTTGGGTATAACAAAAGAAGAAGCTGTTAAAGCATTACAAGAATTTAAACGATTTGGAAATCAAGCAGTGTTAATTGCTGAAAAGTTTGGAGGAGATTTTGCTAAATTTGATGCTATAGCACAAGCAAATACAGTTCAATCTGCATTAGCAGCTATAAGAACAATTAATAAAGATTTGACATTAGATGATGAGTTGAGATTTATAAATGCAGTAAGAAGGCAAGGTGTTGAAGCAACAATAAATCAAATGCTTGATGAAATGTTAGAAAAAGAAAAAAAATTAAAAACAGCAGGTTTTGGTCAAGGAGAGGGTCAAAATGCAGGTGCTAATAGAAAAAGATTAGGTCAATTAAATCGTGAAAGAGATGCGACACAAGAAATAGTTGATAAAAATAAAGCATTTTCAGCAGAATTAACAATAATTAGAGATAAATTTGTAGAAAATAGAGATGCAGCAGAGGCAGCTAATCGTTCTATTGCATCAGGTTTAGAAGAGGTAAATGCAGAAATAAGAAAATTAAATGATGTACAGTTTTTATCAGTTGAATTATCTAAAACTCTTGGTGCATCTTTTCAAGAATCTTTTAAAGGAATAATAAAAGGAACAATGAGTGTAGGAGATGCTTTCAGAAATATGTTTATGCGTATAGCAGATCATTTTTTAGACATGGCTGCACAGATGGCTGCTGCACGTCTATCAAGAGGATTTTTGGGATTTTTAGGAAATATGTTTGGGGGAGGTTTAGCTAGTTCACAAGTATTAGGTCAACAAGCATCAGCAATGACAGGTATTCCTATGGACTTACCCGCAGGATCTTTTAATATCACAGGTGCATTAGCTAATGGTGGTACAGCACAGAGAGGAAAGTCTTACTTAGTAGGAGAAAGAGGTGCTGAAATATTTACTCCAGGAGTTACAGGTACAGTTAGTCCTAATTCTGCAATGGGTGGTATGAACATAGTTGTAAATGTAGATGCTTCTGGTTCTAATGTAGAAGGAGATGAAGAAGAAGGTAGAGCATTGGGTATTGCCTTATCAGCAGCTATAGAGACAGAATTAATTAAACAGAAAAGACCTGGAGGTTTACTTGCATAATGGCTACTTTTCCATCAATCACACCAACATACGGACAGCAAAAAAGATCCGCACCAAATACTAGAATAGT